ACGTTTTCCACGGTGAAGGATGCAGCCCCCCGCGCCCATTCGACGCGCGCATTGATTTCCCGGCCCGCCGCATTCATAAACGCGGTGATTTGCCTCATTTCAAAGGTGCCGTCATTGATCGCGGGGGATACCCGGTCAATGTTGCACTCGGCCAGAATCTCGGGAAGAATGTCGCCGATGCTCATGGATTAATCCCCGGCGCGCGATATTGCGTCTTGCTGAACCGCGCCACGGCATCCGCGCGCAGGAAGTTGTCCACCAGCGTTGTAAGCATTACGTCCGCCGCCGATGCCTTTTCGGTGTCCAGATTGGCAAGGAAAACCTGCTTCATCACCGCGTAGATGTAGATTTCCGGCTCGGCATCACTCAGCCAGTTCGTGTCGAAATACGACAGCGGCGGGATGGCCTCGTAATAATACAGCGTGATCGATGCATTCGGCAGGGAGGTGATAATATCCCCGCCCGACATGTAATAGCCGGTCTGCGTCTTGGCCTGGATCGCCTGCACGTCCGCCACGGGCAAGGGATACCCGGCATAGCGGATTTCGCGCAGACGCCCATAGCTGGACGGCAGGGATGCCACCCCATCCGCGTCCGTGGTCAGCGTGACGGTCTTTTCCGCAGCGCCGACGCGCAGCATTTTCGACAGCGCCGTTTCGGCAAAGGCCGTGAATAGCGCGGCACGGGTGGCGACGGTGCTGTCACCTGTGCGGGCAGTTACTTCGGCGATAATCTCAGAGTAATCGACCATTTTTAGCCCCCGTGACCTTCAGAAAAGCCGAACTTCCTCCGAGGTTAATCGTTCTGTAGTCGAACATAATTTGCGCGTGCCATTTGGATTGCCGGTCATCCCAGCGAACGCCGGTCATGCCGCTGGTGTTATTCTTTGAAAGTCCGCAGTTGCGCAGGTTTTGCGCGTGCGAAGTGTTGCACAGGTTTTCCCAGCGATTGTTGCCCCGGTCCCGGTCTATATGGTCAATCACTTCCGGGTCTTCGCCCGTAACCATTTTCCAGATGACGCGATGCGCGCGGTAGTTAGTCCCCAAAACGGCCCCCTCATGGTAGCCGTGGGTTAACCCTGTGAAAGCCTCTTTGTCTGCATGGCGCGTGTTCCACACTGCCGCCGCTCGTCGCGCGGTGTATCGCCCAACCCCGCTTTTGAACCACTCATCGCCCCGATGCCGCCAGAACAGCTTGCCGGTGTCAGGCTCGTAACGGAGCAGTTGCAAAAGCACGTCTTGCGCTGGTAATGTCTTGGTAGCCATGTCGAACCTCATACGTTCGTTGTGGTCAGGGGCCGCATCGGTGTTAGCGCACCATGCGGTTCCGTTATTTTAACGCATGAAGAACAAAACAGCAACACACGCCACGGCTTCACCTCTGCGGATTACCGCGTTTTGAACTTGGAGTTTTCCGAAAGCCACTTGTCGAAGTATTTGCCGTCGAGTTGTTCCTGCGCGTCCGCCAGACCTTCGCCGTGGTAGACGTTGAGAGGAATGCTTGCGACACGCGCCCAATCGCCGAACTTCGTGCCAGCCGCATCGGATCGGGCTTGCTGGTTCGCGTCTAGAATATCGTCCACGGCATAATCGGTTCGCACCGTGGTCGATCCGTCCGGGTTTTCGCGCCGCCAGACCTGCCGCTTCAGGTGGAAGTCGTAATCCACCAAGCGCCAGTCACCATCACGAATGATCATGCTTCACGCCCCCGGAAAGGGGTCCGCGCGTTCAGCCTTGCCAGCGGCAATCAGCGCCTTGGCTTGGGAAATCGGCAGATCAATCACTTGGCCTGCTTCAACGCGCACGTCTTCTTCGGGCCAATAGGCGTAATTCATTTTGACGGGGGTGGTGGCTTCTTTAGTCATGCAATGCGACTCCAACGGTTGCAGTTACAACAGGCGTGGTGCCTGCGATGGTGACGGTCACGCGGAACGTCTTCGGGATCAGGCTGGATGCGGTCACGTTCGCCGCAGCCGTCAGGCCGGGGTAAATCCGCAGCACAGTCGTTGCGACGGTGTTCAGCGCCGCCGATGCCAGGATGGTGTAATACTTGCCGGAAACCTCATCGCGGCCTTCCACGGTGAACGTGGCGGTCGGGGTGGTGCCGGTGATGGCCGTGATGTCGATAACAACGGTCGCGCCGATGCTGGACGTATTGTCCAGATCGTTGCCGTTGACGGACGTGGTGCGGGCCGCAAGGACCATCGCCGTGATGTTTTGACTGGACATGGTTTAACCTCGCGGGGGGTGGTGGGCAGGCCGTGAAGCCTGCCCCGTTGGCTCAGGTCGAAGCGGTCAGACCGAACACGTCACAGACAGAACCGAGTCCCGCTTCATTGCGGACACACAGGGTATGCTCCCCCAGGATTACGCCTGCTTCGGAGTCAGCGTTGGTCACGACGTTCTTGTCCGACGCGATCTGACGCAGAACCTTCATGGACATCATATCGCTGTCGAGAAGGTGGACGTTGCGGGCCACAGCCGCGCTCGTTGCCATCACACGGTTCGGGATGACTGCCACGCGGCCAAAAGGCCCTTCGTAGTAATCCGCCGTTGCGATGATGGTCCGCTTGCTGTCAGCCGAAACCGACATGCGGAACGGGGCCACGGTCGAGTCCGACATGAAGGTCACGAAGACCGACTTGACGTAAGGCGAAACGACGACCTCTTTGACGTTCGCGCCCGACGTGTAGCAAGCCTGCATGGTCGTATCCAGCAGGGCCTTGGTGAAGGCGCGCTGCGTGCCAAGCGTGGACGCAACGGTCAGCTTCGTGCCGGTGTTGTAACCACCGTTGGAACCCGTCGCACCGCGCGACACGTTGGACGTGTACCAGGACGGCAGACCACCCATCAGACGGGTGGCACCAGCGACAGACGCGGTATTGCTGATCAGGGCAAGTTCCGTGTCCTTCTTCAGTTCAATGCCGCGCTTCAGCTTGACGGTTTTGATCTGTTCGGCACGGCCCGCGTTGTCCACGGCTTCCTGGGTCTTCGACACGACCCATTCTTTCCGCATGATCTGCGTGTAGTTGCCCACACGCACAACAGGGGTCACAGCGGCGAAGGTGTATTGATCACCTTCAAGCTGCGCGTTCGCCGCCGGGGCAGCGAGGGTATCAATCTCCCATTCCGGGAAGATCGAGGTCGTCGATTCCTTCGACAGCATCGAATAGATCGGCGTGTCCTCTGGGGTAATCCGCGACACAATATCCGAAAGTGACTCACGATTGCCCTTGGGGGATGCGCTCGTGAAAGTGTTGGTAATAACAGCCATAGCCTACCTCATTGGGTTGGCTCAATCGAAGTCGATACGCATCGCATCTTTGATCGAGCCGGATTTGCTCAATGCGTGCATGGCCTTCTTGTTCTCGACATTAACCGGCGGGGCCGCCGATTTCACCTTTGCCGCCCGTGGCGTTTCCACCCGCTTCAGCGCATTTTGCTTGTTCTCGACGGCCCGCTTGCCAATTCTGGCGAAGTGAACCATCTGCAAAATCCGGCTGTCGGATGTCGCGTCGATTTCATCGTCTGAAAAGCCAAAATCTTTCGCCGTGGCCTTCACCGATTGATCAAACGCAGCCCGCTTGCCGGGGTCGCGCAGGGAAGGCATGGCTTTCACCAGCTTGTCCTGTTCGCTGTCCCGGTAATCACGCAGTTCCGCCGCAGTCATGGACTGCTTTTGCTGGTCAACAGCGCCCCGGATCGTTACCAGTTGGGTCAGTTCGGCAATGGCGCTTTCACGCAATGCCCGCTGATACTGAAAACGGCCCGGATCGGTCTGTGCCAATTGCAACGGCGGATCGGGGGGAATAAGGCGTTCAAGATACCCGGAAAGGTTCTGCAACGCGGTTTCCAAAACCGACGTGCGCTCCGAAAGACCGGCCTTTGTGGCCTCAATAGCCTTGCGTTCTTGCGCAACCTCGGTTGTTTTCAGCGTGTAGTCCTTCTGGCGGAAATATCCCGCCTTCAGTTCCTTGAGCGAGACTTTATCCTCGCCGTCCAGGGTGACTAAAACGCTGTCATCTTCATCCGCGTCCGGTTCCACATCGGCTTCCGCCTCGGGTTCTCCGTCTTGGCTGTCATCGTCGTCCAGTGCGGCTGCGGCGTCTTCAAGGGTGTC